TCCTGTTGCTCGGTTGTATTTCTTTCTTCCTTTGGCTGTTAATCCTCCGCCTCGAGATACGGGCAACTTCTCGCCACGACCAACAGAAAGATTAGGTTTATCTGACATTATTTAGCTATATTGCCGCCAACGGGATAAATAGCTCCTGCTGGAGCTTGAGTAAATGCTTTTTCGCCTTGCTGAACATGACCATTATTCCAAGGGCTTTCCATAATCGGACCATAGCAACTAGCCAGCTTTACGCCATTAACCGGTTGAGCTTGGATTTCACAGGGAAAACTCCACATATTGCTCATGCCCGTTGTAGGTGTTTGTCCTACAGTAAAGGTTCTGACTACTGCGGTAACAGTAGTCCAACTTGGACCTTGTGGATAACTTGTTTGTGGAGGGATGCCAAACAATGACCATACTTTGCCGGGGGCAGAATCGCATGAGCCATTCATTAAATCTAGGTTGGCAACACTATCACCGTTAAGAATAGGGCAAACAGCCATACCCTCTTTAAAGACTTTGCCATCAACAGTCATTGTCTTGCCAGTAGGAGTAGTGGCGGATGCCGCGCATAGGGCATATTGACCATGACAAATAGCAATATTGTGTGCAAAAGAACATCCAGCCATCACAATACCTACTAAGAATACAAGTGCTTTTTTCATGCCATATCCTTTAAGAATAGTAATTCTTCAGCTTGTCTGCGTCTGAGTAAGCCAGCCATGTGATGACCAGCAGCCATATCCCATTTTTCAAACTCATGCGCGGCACCTTCATGGTCTCCGGCATTTAATTTTTTAAGCAATGTGGAATTATTAAGATTACCGCATCCACAATTAAAAGCAAAATCAACCAGAGCATCGAACTCATTTTGGGTAATCTCCACGGTTACCTTAGAATTAACATCGGCAGCAGCCTTGGCTACATCTTGCATTAAATAGTTTTCAGCTTGCTCTTGAGTAATTGTCATGCCTGAATGGACTTCAGGACCGGTATGCCCGTATCCAATAGTCCAAGGGTCACCACCAGTAGCAGGGTCAGGGTAAGCAGCAAGCCTAACGCCTTCAAAGCCTTCAGTTAAATGGAGACCATCTTTAGAGTATTTGTAATTATTCATCTGCGCTACCTATCTTAATTCCTGTGATTAAACCAATAAATCCGCCAATAATTGTCTGAAACGCTGGACCGACTATTTCAAATAGCTTGTTGTTATCTACTTGTGGATTAAAAAATCCAAACATAAACACGGTTACCATTGAAAGAACGGTCACGCATAAAGTAAAAGAAGCAATCATGGTCACCCAAGTAGCTAATTGTTCTCTATTCATTTTGTTACTTCGTCATATTGGGCGTAGCAGGATTGGAGGGCTGCTCTGAGTTTGTCGGCTCTGGCAGCTTCCCCGATAAGAAATTCTGCATCTTCGGCAAAAAGGGTTGCCCCAGTTCCACTTTGTCCATTGACGGATACTTTACTTGCCCTACTGGGGCGGTTCCGCAGCTCGATAAGAGCATTAGCAAGCTGATTGTTAATAGCGTTGATTTGAGCATCTTTGTCCTTTCTAATCTGGTCAGTAGCATCCTGTAGCTGATGTTCTTTTAATCGTGCATTTGCAACCTCCTCCGCCTTATATTCCTCAAAGACAGTATGTTCATATTTTCCGTAACCTACTCCCGCTAAAGCAATAATAGTAAGACCAGCATAAATATAAAAGCTAATTGGTAATGGAAACATTATTCAATTGGCTCAGTTGTTATAAAGCGCAGTACAGCAACAATAATGCCAATAACAATAAGGCAAGCACCGTAATATTGAGGGTCAATGAGGTTTTGAACATTAGAAAAGTTATCAAATAAAGCACCAAAAATCACCAACGCTAAGGAAAACCATATCGTCTTTGACTTATGAACTCTCATTGTTGGCTGTGATGGTTTACTCTGGTGTGTAAATATTAACCACGCTAATGTTCTCACCCAATGACTTAGGAGCGTCACCGGCTACTTCAACAACAACTTCAGGAGCAACTATTGGCTCTGGAGCTGGTGTTGGCTCAGGTACATTAGGGACCTCTACTACTGGTATTACATCTTGAATGTCTGCCATGATTTTTCCTTTTTAATTACAAGCCTTCGCCCGGAGTGATATAAATAGAAGCGTTTGTTCCGTCACCAATAACTCTTGCATACACATTTGTATTGGAATTGACTTGCGGACCAGTAATTACTCTGTATCCATAAGGAGGCAATGCAATGACATAGCCCGGAGCTACATCTGGCAACGCCACATTAAAGGTGCTAGTAGAGTTAATCCATACATAAACAGCCGAATTGGTGTCAGCGTTAGCTAGGTAATACTGGTTTGATGGGCTATCAGCAGTAATGGTAAATACATTGGATTGCGTGTTAGCAGCGCCAGAAACGGATACTTTTACCGTTTTTCCCATCGGTTGAAATGCAATGTTATTTGCCATTTAGTACACCTTCTTTTCTTTCGCTCCAGATGGGCTTAATTTTGTACTGTAAGAACCTTCAGCAAAATCAAACATTGAGCGATAGCCGCCTTTTGGTAGTTCTCCGGGTTTCCATTTAGTCATTCCAGCGCTGCCGTCTCTTGGCAACTGTGGACGAATAGCCGTAGCTACCTGCTGATTCTGCTCATGGTCCCTCTGGTGTGGTCTGCTTTTCATGCTGTTTCCTTTCCTTTGTGTTTATCACAAGATAGCTGAAGATTACAAATATTGCTAGTGTTGCTACGCGGTCCCATTGTGGTCCCCACATCACCCAACACGCTAAAGCGCACGACATTGACAGAGCCAAAATCGTTATGAGCCGGTCTGAGATGACCGTTAATGCTACTTTGATGATAGTGATTGCATCCATGAATATCCCCTATTCGATTAAAGATACTCATATTCTAACCTTACTCATCTTCATCATCAATAGAAAAACCACTTCCCCACTCATCATCGTTCATTTTGAGCTTAATTGCTTCTAGCTTTAATGCTCGGTCTAACACTTTAGTTTTGTCAGTAATGCTAGCTTCAGGGTCAGCCATCACTTGCGTTAGCATAGTTGAGATAGCCTCTTCTAAAGCGTTGTTTATCCCTCTTTGCTTCTTAACCATCAAAATCCACCTAGCAATTTATTTAAGCTGTAACCGGCGACGGCGCCACCACCAACTGTAGCCCCCACATAAGGCAAGATACCTTTTAAAGCGGTTATTGCCTTTGCTTTATCAGTTTCTCTAGTCTTAACATCACGGATTTTGTCCAGCATTGCAATAGTCTCTTCTCGACTTGCAAGACCTCGACTTTCCAAGCCTTTAACAAAAGATTCAGCCGCGCTAATACTTCTATTTGTAGTGGTTGCATTAAATATATCCCTTGAGGATTCGCTTACAAACTTTTGATTTTCTTTAGTTAAATTTGTGAGTTTTTCAGCTTTTCCCTGTGCGCGTTGAGATATTTCTTTAGCGCGTTGAGACAGAGCCTTGGCGCCCGTAGATTTCTCGGCAGCTTTAACCTCATTCGTTGCAAGCGTTTTCGCATACTCTTTTACCTTTGCAGCAACAGCAGGAAACTCTTGAAGATATGCGCCTTTGGATGAGTTAATCCAAGCGTCAACAGCTTCAGCAGTATTAAGTTTTGATAATTCATTAGCAGCGTGTTGAGCAGCAAATGGCTCTAATGTCTTTTTGCTAATATCCATTCTTTCCAAAATGCGAATTTGCTCTGGAGACTGAAATACTTTGGCTGGAATTTGAGTGGCGTCTGATGTAAAGATGCCTTTTAAACCCTCAACTTCTTGAGTCAACACTTTACCAACTTGAGATTCATAAGTATTTAATGGGTCGCTCATCTTGGCATAAACCTCTCTAAAGGTTCTGCCGGTAGGAGCGAATCCTGCAACTGGTTTACCGCTTTCGCTAACATAACCATAAACAGAGTCTTCTAGCTTTTCGGCTAGCTTACCCATGTACTGCTGCTTCATAGCGTCCGCGCCCGTCATTGTCGGTTTGTTGGCTATTTTTTTTGTTTCTCTAATAACTTTCTCAATCTTTTCAATTTGAGAACGAACAATCTTTCCTTGAACCTGAACTCCAGATAGGGTTTCCATCAAGTCTTTAGCAGCCAATTGTTCAGATGCGGTATATTTTCCGGCATTAACAGGGGACGCGATATCTTTAAGGTTTTTTAAAAACGCTTGACCGGTTTGAGATTGAGACCAAAACTTTCCAGCAGCTTCATTTGCTTTGCCTTCTGCAAAATAAGCGTCTTTAAGAACATCGGCAGCTCTACCTCTAGCAACATCTAATTGCTTTTCGGTGCCTTTAGCAACGCCTCTAAGCCCTTCTCCGACTTGATATTCGTTAGTAGGTCTGCCAATCTTGTTTAAAGTGCCTTGGCTTTCAGCTTTAGCCAATTGAGCATCAGCATCAAAACGCTTTGCAGCATCACGCAAATTAATTTCTTGGCGTTGTTGGTCGGTGTAAATCTTTTCTTGACCGACTTTTTCAGTTTCTTTAATGCGGGTGCCAGCCTTCTGTCCAAGCTCTTCAGCAGTAGTTGTCATCTCGCTTAATGCTTTTTCTAGTGGTTTTCCCCTAGCTTTAGAAACAAGTTCCATACCTTTTTCAAAAGGCTTTTTAACTACATTTTTAACAATTTGACCGGGGGTAGCAAAACCGCCAGCAAATTCACCGCCAGTACGATAACTTTCTAGCTCAGGGCGAACACCGGGTTTTGCGCCAACAGCCTTTTCAACTTGCTGAAATCCTTTTTCCACATCTTCCGAACGAGGAAAGAAAGTAGGCGAACCCATAAAAGTACCGGTTTCACCTTCTCCACCAAATAATTTTGGAACGGTAGTGGTAGCAAAGTATTCAATATCACCGGGACCGCCAAGTGTGCCAGCGGCAACACCGCGAGCAACCGCTCCAGCCTTTTCCGTTGCAGTAGGTTCATCGCCTCTAGGTCCAGCATCCACTTGAGATAGACGCATACCTCCGGCTGAACTTGTATCTCCGGTAATCTCAGATAACTTGGTCATTTAGCTTTAACCTCATCTACATCGTAGTCAACAATATTGCCTTGTCCATCTTTGATAACGCCAGTAACTTTGTAGCGTTTTTCACCTTTTTGAACAATGTCACCAACGCTGTAAATAGCAGATTCAGGAGCGGGAACCTCAGGAACCTTACCGGTCTGCTCATAGTATTGGTCATATTTGCCACGCAATGATTTAAGACCGGGATAGTCAATCTCAACAAGACCATTGGTTTTATTAAAGTTGTCTTTAACTTCTTTGAGGCGCTCTTTAAGTGCGTCAGTCGTAAGACCTTTCCATCCATACAACGGCTCAAGAATTGCTTGTTCATTTTTAGTAAGCGCTTTACCGCCAATTTGAAACTCAATTGCTTGAATACGAGCCAATTTAGATGACAATTCAGGGAAATTTTCACGCAAGTTATTAAGAACCGCTGGTGTAAATCCAGTTGTGGGATTAATAAATTTAGCGTATTTAGGGTTATCCAGTAGGCTTTGGATGTCTTCAACATTTTTAACAGCCTGATAACGGGCGCGGAACTCATCTCGAGTCTTAGAATCTTTAGGCAGCGCACCTTCAACGCTCTTAGAAGTCTTAACGGCTCGGTCCAGAACTTTATTAATGTCACCCTTAATCTCTTGTAGATATTTGAAGTACGGCTCTAAACCTTGCTTTTCAAGAATTTGTTTGCCAATTTGACCGCCCATCTTTGCTGCGGACTGGTTAGCTAAAGCCTCAGCTTCGCGTCTATCGGTTGCCATCATCTTGTAGGCTCGGTCCGCATCTTTGTAAGCATCATCAATAATGGACTTGACCTTGGTCATCTCTTTGTCAAACTCTTGCTTTTCACGATTCCATAAATCTGAACGACCTTGCTGCCAGCCCTTCATCATTCCAGACATAGAGTTCATAGAGCCAATAGCGGACATTTTGCCAGCGCCACCGACTGCCATACCAATAACGCCAATCAAGCTAAACAAAGTGGCTAGTTCAGGGATGTTTTCTTTGGTTGGATGAAGTTCAGGATAAGGAAAATCTTTACGAACTTGGTCCACTTTAGCTTCAATAGCTTGTGTTCTTTCACGCTCTTGAGTTGCAATAGAGGCTTGTACATCGGCTTGATATTGTTTTTGAGCCAGCTCATTAGCACCAATATCTTGCCCTAATTGTTGTTGACGCTGCAAAACCCTAGCTTCTTCTTGCTGAACGCCACCCAAAGACTTAGGTGCCTTTGTCATGTCAATACCGGGAACGCCACCAAACTGAGTCTTAATTGCTTGCTCAGTAGGTGCAGCCGGTAATGTAAACGGCTTTAAATTAGCCGACTCTTGAGGGGTAACTGGGTTTATTGGGTCAGCCATTAGACAGTCCTCGCCATTGGTAATCCAGCCGCTATTCCAGCAAGACTTGTGTAAAAGTTATTGCTTGCAGCATTTAATTGTTGGTCAAGCTGCATACCGGTACGGATAGCGCCAAGAGCAATCTGGTCACCAACTTGGCTTACTTGCAATCCGTAGTTATATTGGTTTGTTAGCAATGTTTGACGGAAGGCTTCAAGTTGAGTGGCAGCTTGTTCAGCA